GGTTCCAACGCTCAGCAATGATTTCAGTAATCTGGCGATAGCGCTGTGCACGTGGGATGGTTACGCCGTCTGGGGCAGAGATATCAATATCAAAAGAAGCGTCAGTAGCCAGCGCCCACAGGCCTTCGATAGAGGCAAGGATGGCAACTGGGTATTCTTCTACAGCTGAAATGCTGGCAAGAGTTACGGCAGAGCCAAAAGAATCTGTGCGGTTGTATGTGTGCTGGTTTACAGCGTCGTTAATGAACTCAGTAAGTTCAGAATCTAGGAAGTAGCGGTCAACCATGCCTGTGACCACAATAGCTGCGCTAGTGGCTGGAGCGGTGACAAAGGTAAGGATGCCTGTGCTCTGCTCAATCGTGTAGCCAGATGGGTAGGCTATAGGAGAACCTGCGACAGTAACAAGAAGGTTAGTAAGTTCAACAGGCTTATAGTCAGTCTCAAATACTTTAGTTGCGCCGTCGCCTGTGGCCTTAAAGGTGAATTGCTTCTGAGCGTCACCTAGCTCTAGTCGAACTCTAGAGAGCAAATCAGACAGAACAGCCACATGAACTCCCTACATAAGACGCCTACACAATGATGGCGTTAATCCTTTAAAAAATCAGCGCAAACGAAAAAGCGGACTCCGCAGAGCCCGCTCAATCGCCTAAGGTTTGCCTTAGATAACGCCTGCTAGATAACCTTTTTCTTTAAGGTGCTCTGCAACATGCTTGGTAACCTTGTACTTCTGTCCAGCCTTGAAGCTATAGTTGTTACCCTTACCAAGAGTCATATTCTCAATGTTCTCTACGGTGCGGATTTCAACCATCTCATCATCAGCCTTACCGACTGTGGTTACATTGTCGACAATTACTGTTGGGCGGTTAGGGACAGTAGCATCGATTACTTCATCAAGTTGGGCGCTTGCCTTGGCTGTGGCCAATGACATTTCGCCAGCGCGTTGATTCTGCTCTTCGGCAAACTGTTCAGCGAGAGCTTCTCTCGTACGTCCAGTTACATCTGTGGGCTTTGCTTTTGCCATAATAGTGTTCTCCAATTTAATGACTCGGTTAAAAGCTTAGGGTTCCTAACCCTAAGTAGTTTATCGCGGCCTTTAGGGTCTCGATATCGTCCTTGGCACAGCCAAGAACTTGGTTACAGCCCCTGCAAAGAAGTCCTCTTATACATTTGCCACAAGACTTTTGCTGTTCGTTACAGCAGCTATGGTCGTGGTCTATATGGGGCGAGGATACCTCATCCCAGAACTTACCTTTGCATATGGCGCACTTGCTATCTTGCATCTCAAGTAATGAATCAAACTGCTCTACGGTTATGCCGTAGCGCTTTACGTTCTGCACTTTACCGTTTAAGCGCTCGCACGCTCTACAATGTCTAGCAACTTTGCCATTAGGCTTTCTATATGTAATTGTGTTCTCTTCATCGTAAGGGTGGCCCTTAGGGCACTCAGTCTTAGAGGAGTTATTGACTCCTCTTCCAACTCTCGGTTCATTTTTTCTGCGGTTCCTCATTCGCTCTAAGCGACAGGTTCTGCAGTGTGTGTAACCGCTTTTATCTATGTAAGAGTTTTCTTCTGTGTACTTGTGTCCTTGCGGGCACTTTTCTTTTACTGCCATGTGTAAGACCTCCTAGTAGGGGTTTACCTACTAGGAGAATCTTATCACGGATTACTTAGTTTGTTTCGGCAATTACGACGCTTTGGTCAGTAATCAATCCAAGACCGAAGATTGAGTACCAAGCAAGTGCGTGCTCACGACCGAAGTCCAAGATACCGCCATCGCGGAGCTCGACTGGGAGTGAGATAGCGTGACCGAATGCGTTATCTCCAATGAAGATAGCTGAATAGCGGTCAGAACCACCGTTACCTGTTAGGGTGTTAGGAGTTGTGTAGCCTCCACCAGGTGTGATAACTGGGTTAGCAACTGTTGAATCAGCTGAGTAGCCAGAACCAGCACCACCAGGAACGTGGAGAACCTGGGTTGTTTCGATGAATACAACGTCGTACAAACGACCGATTTCACCGAGCATGAAGTTTCCTGGAGCAGCGTACTTGGTTACTTCGATGAACTCAGGGTTGTCGCGAAGTGTACGGCTCTGGTGTGGGTGAACGAAGCAGACGTAGGTCTCGCCCAACCGAGGGATGTTCTTGGTGCTCAAGGTCTCAACAACGTCCTTGACAACGTGTGGTGTCAAGTATGAAGAGCCTGTCATTGAAGCACGAGAAGTAGCGAATGTGCCGTAGCCGTACCAGTTGTTAACAGCTGATGAGACTGAAGAGCGGTCTTCGCCGTAAAGGGTAGAAGAAGCTGCGTACAAGGTATCGCGTGACAATTGGTCAAGGTAGATAGCCATGTTGCGGCCGAGAAGACGTGAAGCAGAAGCCATAACGTCATCGAATGAAGCGTTAAGCAAGAGCTCTGAAACTGCAAGAGCATAACCATGCTCAGTTACAGTGATTGAGAACTGCTGTGCGGTCAACGCGTTGGTCTGCATACGAACACCTTCGACGAGCGGTGAGGCAAAGCCGAGGTTGTTGTAACGCATGAAGTTGATTTGAAGACCAGGTGCAACACCGAGTTCGGTCTTCTTTACTGCAAATTGCTCAAAGCGAAGGATTGGCATAGCTTGGAACAAGATTTCCTTGGACCAAATCTGCTGAATCGCTTGGGTGAGTTGGGTGTTTGTACCCGAGTAAGCGGTAGGTGACGCGGCAAGATTGCCAGTACCTGTAATACCTGATGCCATTAGATATGACTCCTATTTAGATAGTTGGATGGAATTTAGGTTTAACCGAACAATCCCGACGATTTGCCTTGAGCCTTATCGCTCAGTAGGCGGCTTCTGTATTTTGCGTATTCGTTCATAGGCATGGCCGCGATTTCATCGGCCGTGAACTGACGTTGCTCCGAATTAGTTTCCAGTGGTCCAGCGGGTGGCAAGGTTGCCCTTGTCCCTGTCATGTCTCTGCGAGCTGCTGTCATAGCCTGCTGTGCAGATTCAAGAATTTTTGCGGAGCGCTCTTGCAAACCAGCAATGCTGGAGTCGAGCTCTTCGCGGGTATTTCCGCTAACTAGGTCTAACAGTTCTGGGATGATGTTGTCCCGTTCCTGGTCAAGTCGCTGTTGGCGGTAAGCTTGCAAATCAGCAAAAGCTTTTTCTTGTTCCAGAAGAGCGATGGCGCGTTCGCGTTCTTGACGCTCACGCTCCAACTGTTCTTTCCACTCTTGCTCTTTGAGCTTGAGTAGGTCTTTAGCGCTAAGTTCATCTTCTTGCTGCGCCTTAGTCTTAGCTAAGTTCTCAGCTTCTTGTTGAGCCTTGCGTGCGGCCTTCTCTTCTCGTTCCTTCTTGAGCTCTGAGACTTCCGCCTTTAAGCTTTCAAGTTCAGGATAGAGCTTGTTCTTTTCCTGTGCACGGACTTTGGCCAAGTCTTCTTCAGTGTAAAACTTATTTGACTTGGTAGTAGGTGCTTGCTCCGTAGTATTAACAGTAGGTGCGTCAACACCAGTTACGTTTACTACTGGAACGGTATTGGCTTCAGATGCAAACGCATCAGCCATTACTTCTGCTGTTTCTGACATAGTTATGTCCTTATCCTCTGGGTCGTTTTCCAAGTAGGCCTAAGCCTGTATCACATATGACCAAACGTTGTTTGTATGTTTAATTTTGCCCTACGTAGGAAGAAATACAGCCTAAACTGCTTTACTTCTCGTAGTCTTGCGGAACTCTCCGTTGAGGGATTTTGGTTCCGTAAGCTTCGGTAACTAGGCGGTTACGTACCGCGCTCTCGCCTAGAGCATTCAACTGAGCCGCTTCATCTGCTAGAGGTGTAGGACCAGCAGGTGGTACAGCTGGCTGACCCTCAGGGCCAGTAGGCAAAGGTTCTGCCATACCACCCTCAGCGCCAGGCAACATACCTGTCAGTGATGCGATTTCGTTAGCAATCTCAGTCTGGAGAAGCTTCAAGGCGCCATCGGCCTTAGCGTCATCCATAAGCTCTTGACGGATTTCCGTGAGCTTCTCAGCAGGGAACTCTTCTCCCAAAAGGCGTAAGGCGCCTTCCTTGGACTCTAAGCCAAGAGAC